GAATAAGGAGCAAATTGCTCAACGTCGCAAACCAATCGCAGGAGCAGGTTCAGTGGCTACCTTTAAGGGTGATCCTGGACGCCAGACCTCTAAGAAACTGGATGCAGATATTAAGAACGACCGTCCTCTTGCTGTCAATCGTCCGGTTGATCTAACACCTGGTGCAGCAGATATCGGACGTGTTGAGTATCGTGTTCCATTGAAATTGGATGTATCTCGTGAACGAAATACATATAGTGCAGTGGAAGCGGTGGATCAGAATCCATTTATGCAGAGTTTGCGTAAGAATGCAGAGTTAGATGAACGAGCCATTCAGGAATACCGTCAATTCTTGTCATCACAACATTGATAGATGAATTATAATTTATAAAATAAATAGATGGCGAAAGAATCTAATAAGGATTTATTAAAAGGTGATATTTTTTATAAAGATAGCGCTAAAAAAATTATCGTTAGATTAATATCGTTAGATACATTGAAAAGTATTAAACCAGATGTTGCAGGTGGTCATATTAGTATATATCCATGGTATGATGCATATATTACTAAGAAAAATGGATCAACAGCCGCTTCACGTGTCTTCAAATTATGTGTAAGTAATCATATGTATTTGTCTGGATTTGGAGGTGGATTTAAAAAGACTAAATCCCCTTATAAGGGTCTTGAAAAAGAATTAAAAGAAGAAGTTCCTGACTGGAAAGATTATTTAACCACACATATGGCAACGGACCCTTTGTTGATTTTTATGGTTGAGCATTATCCAAATTCTCATATGCGAATCAGTGAAATAAATAAGATAGAATGTATTATATTTTTACATGTTCCTAGTGATACATTTAATGCACTGCCCTTAAAAGTCACAAAAGAAGTAAGAGGATTTCTGGATATGGAAATAGATAAATTTCATAAAATAGTGGACAATGAAGAGGGTATTGCCAGTTCAGGTATTCGTATTTATCATATGATTCGGGAAAAAATGAAAAATACGAAAGAAATGAACCAAATCCTCGTTGATCATTTTAAAATGAATAAACCGATGATTACCTTAACAGAATCGGACATGGTTTTTAGCAATGTTATGGTGGAATTAAGTAATAGTTATAAAAGATCATTTAATACACTTGTCAAAAATGATAAACTATGGAATCCGGATTTAGACAAAGCGTGGCCTTATCGCGAAAAATATGGGAAAATAATGATGAGCCAAAAGGGTCCTAGTGATTTTCCTCATAAAAATCAGAAAAAGAATAAAAGCATTAAGCAACATCACAATGATCATTTAGATGAAAAGGAAATGGAGGAAAAACAAGAATTGAATGAGCAACATCATCAAGATATTATACATCCAAAGAATAATATAAATAATAATGGATTTAGAATGGTTCATAAACAAAAAGGTAAAAATAAGACACTAAAAAACAAGAAAAATAAAAATAAATGATGCTTACCTATTTTCTTTAAATGAAATAGAAATATAATTATGGGTCAAGGTCCTTCTACTCCTACTTCTATTGGTGCTGGTTCTAATGCTTCTGGTGCTGGTTCTGTTGTTGCTCCTGCTCCTGCTCCTGCTGCTTCTGCTGCTTCTGGTGCTTCTGGTTCTGGTGCTTCTGGTTCTGCTGGTGGTAAGCGGAATGCAAACAGTGCTAAGCCTGTTGTAGGCGGTCGCCGTCATAAGCGTAAAACGCATAAGCGAAAGACGAATAAGCGTAGAAAGCACTAAATGGAATCTAAACTCGTATGAAGGTCACTTAATAAAATGGACAAAACTCCACGAATCATAACAGGTCCTCCTCGATGCGGTAAAAGTCATTGGATCCAGAAGTATGCAGAATCGGTGAATAAACAATTGTTTGTATGTCCATGTCGAAAAGACCGAACATTAAGGGATGGTCGTCAGAAACTCCATATTTGGGCACGTCGAACCGAACCCGCTATTTTATGGCTAGAAGGAGCGGATGATTTGACTCCGGAAGCACAAGCATTTTTACGGCGTATCTTGGAAACTCATGCCAAAGAGGTGCAATTTATACTAGAATGTCGTGATGCAGGACGATTACAGGAACCCATTCGATCAAGATGTATCATTCAAAAGTTCCAATTACCATCTTGGTCAGAACTTCAGGGATATATCAATCAAAAATATTCAATGATTACGGTGGATGAATCCGAACAAATAAAGAATTATTTGATTGAAAATGAGTATTCGTATCGTCGTATTCAGCAATGTGTTCATTTAATACGGAATATGCCTGATGAATGGGCTCATATGATAGAGCATCGCGAGAAAGAGAAGGAAGTGATTAAAACACTTTCATCCGATCATTTATTGAAGTATTTTCAAGAGGCATATCATCCTGAACATATGATTCACTCGCTTTTGAATCATATGGAAATATGGAAAGAATACGGTATTTGTATAGAAGCGGGGGGATCATTGTGGGCATTTTTAGGATGTGCGTTAGATAAGCGTTCTATAACAACAATGAAACAAGAAGAGCAAAAGGAATGAATCGTGGTGGAGATTCTATCTTATCTGTGTATTCGGATGCCCGTGCAGAATATACGAAACAATTGTGTATTTTTTTGGTTCCAGCGTATTTCCAGTTTTTTATTGATTTATTGGAACGTTCAAAACGCGAAATGAGCCAAGAACCAAAACGTGTTCTATGGCAATTTCAGACGTATCTGAATGAAATTCATGATTGGAACATGGAAAAAGTATCACAAGAAATTCATCGAATTCATACAAATTGCGGCTGTGATTATTTAGATGATCTATTGACTGCTGTATTTATTGCACACACAAAAGTATTGACTGCAATTCGTATTGGACAGCCTCAGAAGAAGGTGGAAATAAATATTCCAAAAGTGGATCATTTTCTCTTCAAGGTATTATGTGAATCCGCTAAATTATTATGGAGTTCTACTTATTTATTCCGCGATGGTATCCCATCTGTAGAAAAGCAACAGAATTATCGGGCAATTGAGGGAATGCTGAATGAAGGGATTTTACAAGCAGTTCGAACTCTTGTTCCTGTAAAATCCATTCTGAAAGATTTTGTGAACCAAGATACATCTTCTGCAAAGAATGTGGATCAAACTGAAGAAGATAGTGATGAGGAAGAAGAAAAAGAAAAGGTAGAATCATCTTCTGTCTCTTCTGTCTCTTCTGTCCCTTCTGTCTCTTCTACCCTTACTACTTCCTCTACAGGTGGTTCTTTACAACAAGATCCACTTTCAAATGGCTCGATCGAATCATCTACTGTTCCTCCCGTTATTCATATTCAGGATACAACACCATTAACAGATAAGGGTAATTTATCGGAACAGGATAATACAATGGTTCCTCCGGTTGCTTCACCATCTGTTCCACAGACAATTGTATTGGATGAGAAGCCAGCTGTTCGATTTGGGCAATTTCATTCGGTATTTGATTTGGATCATCCTTCTGATTCAGATATGATTTATGATTCGAAAGAGAGTGAAACAGAAGAGTCAGTTCCGGCTTTAGAAATTATGGAAGGGAATGGTATCCCACTTTCCGAAGGTCTCGATTTTGATTCATTAGGAAGTGGAATGGATGAAAATGACTATGAAGAACTATAAATGTAGTGCGGTTACATTAGGTGCGTTTTTTCCACATAAATGAAATAATGACACCGTCTTGGTTTCCGTGGATTGTGGTAGGAGGGCTATTGTTTACGATCCTTGGATTTATTGGAACAAAATACAAAGAGAAGGATTACAAACCAATACAATCTTTGCAGGATTTTATTAGTGGAAGTATTTTAGTGGCATTTACGGGAGTATTGGCCCCTGATCTATTTCCATCAGTAGACCTAATGCCGCAATTACCTGCTTCTTTGGGAGGTATTACGGATGATTTGGATCTACAGGTTGGACCTCCTCGTCTGATTCGTTCATAAATTTATTCTTCCTTCATAGAAAGATTTGTAATGTCACCAACGATTTATGATAGTTCTTTATTGACACAGCGTCGCAAAATGAAAGTAGAGGCTGGGTCTTTTTTGAATCGTATTCAGGGCACACCTTCCAATACGGGTTATGCACCACGTCTTGGAATTTATGATCAATCTATCATTAATTCTGTTAAAACAGGAAACATGCCATTTTATAAAAAGAAAAGCACAGGATGCGTAGAAGTCAGTAATGGATGCCCTTGTGCTCCACTTGCGGTAGCACCTTGCTGCCAAACAGATTAATTTAATTTAAAATAGTAAAAATAAAATAGGATAAAAATCAAATGCATTTGAATAAATAAAATAATTCTAATGTATTTGATTCATTTCATATTAACCATTGAGTGAATATACGTATTCATTGGGTGGAACGGGTTGTTTCCAGACATATCCTTGGAAGATGGGTAAATGAAGTTGTTCATGAGGAACAGCGGAATGAACTTGTTTGGCAATCTGGATATAGAGATCAAATCCTTCATAACGTTCTTCGCCATGACGGTTTTCATAAACGGTTTTACCACTATCATCTACCGTCCATTTCCATAATAGATTATATAGAGGAGAAGTGGTTTCATAGACAATCCAAGAACCTTCTTCGCTAATTGGTTTTACATTTTTACCCTTCTTTTTGGGAGGTGCTTCATCAAATAATCCAGATAATAAACTGACTGCCAATCGACATAGATCAAATGATAGATTTGGCTCTACAACTGACTCTTTTGGATTAAGAAATGGACCAAAATTGTATTGTCCAGCTGCATCTTCATTTGGTAGGAAATCATCTGAAATCCATTGATTTTTCCCGATTTGAAAGGTCGATCGACCAAAATCAATTAAACTGAATATTTTACCATAGGTTGGAATACGCCAAATCGTTTTACCTTTAAGACGATAATACAGGAATGGTTTATCCGTTTTTCTCCATACAATATTATTTGTATGTAAATCATTATGGACAAATGAGAATGAATTTTGTAAGAAAGTCAGAATAGCAATGACTTGAAAGAGCCATGCAATCCAGCGTTTTTCCCATTCAGCCGATCCATTTTCATGACCATCCATTTCATCTAGATCTAAGAGCTCATCCATAACACCCTCTTGTGCCTCTTGAACAATAATACTAACAGGAATGTTAGGAACTTGTAAGGTAATATCAAATGAATCTGACCAAGAGGTGTTAGATGAATCTGAAAAAGATTGTGAATCGGATTCATCGTCGGTGTCATCGCGTCTTGAAAATGCTCCGTCGATTGCTTCCGCTTCTGGGACATCAATCTCTTCTAGGGCTTCCAATGATTCCCATTTGTCATGATCTTTTTGTTCAGCTATTTCATTTAGTTCATCTACTTCGGTTAATTCCGTTAATTCGGTTGATATTATTTCCTCTTTAGAATCGGACTCAGACTCCGATTCAGATCCAGATGAATGAGATGAATGAGAAGAACGAGAAGAAGAGGATGAAGAATGGGACAGAGACTCCATAAAATGACTCGGTGGTTGAGTGAGATCTTTATGCAATTCTTTAAAAAATGTCTGATCTTTTAAAAGCGGATCTCGATAAATAAGTGTAATACGTGAATGATAATCCTTTAGAGCCTTCCAGAACCACGAATGATTACGATAGCTATCATATTCACCAGTTAGTGTATATATATAGGAAGAACTGATACCCGTATAGGAACCATAATATAGAACACCATGTGGTAATAGGTTCTTTTCGCGTATTTTACTTAAGATATAGTTTGCAACATTATCAACATAGGCTTGATTAAAAGGTCTGTGCAATTTTTCAAAGGTATATTTCCATGGAGAGGAGCAAGGTAAAAGTGGATGTGGAGGAGATGTATATTTCTCACGTATACGATCGATCGGATGTATTAGATGCACCACTTTTATAAAAGCACGACATGGTTCTGAAGCATTATCGCTTGAAGATCGTATAATATTCCAATATCTCTGACGTTGATCGGAAGGATCAGGTGCTATCCATTCTTTGATCGTATAGTAAGAGGGTAGTTCTAAATCAGAAGACGATTCATTCGAACGTTCTTTATTAAATTTATCGAGTGCTGGAAAGTATCTTTGTAGGTGAGAATAATGTGAAAGTTTAGAGCGTTCATCATCATCAATAGGGCGATATCTACATTTTTCGCGTAAGATTGTCTTCCATAAGGTTTTCATCTCTTCGGGGATCAGATTTAGGGATGTGTCTCTTCAGCACACTTCAAAAGGTGGAAGGGTAGTAGGTATAAGTATGTCAAGTCAGGGTGGAGTCAATGTAAATCTCCGGAAGTTTTCAATGAAAGCAATTCCACAAGATGCGGTTGTAATTTTTATTGGTCGTCGTCGAACGGGAAAGTCTACTTTGGTGAAGGACCTTTTGTTTCATCATCAGGATATTCCGATGGGATGTGTAATTTCAGGAACGGAAGAGTCGAACGGTTTTTTTAAGAAAATCGTTCCACCAATGTTTATTCATGGAGAATACAATCCCATTATTTTAGCAAACTTTGTAAAGCGTCAAAAGTTAGTTGCATCCCGATTGGAACAAGAGCGTGAGAAAGGTATTCGTTCCAATATTGATGCACGTGCCTTTATGATTTTGGATGATTGCATGTATGATGATTCATGGACACATGATAAGAATATTCGATATTTGTTTATGAACGGTCGCCATTTGAAGGTATTTTTCATTATTACAATGCAATTTCCTTTGGGTATTCAACCTGCATTGAGAACAAATGTGGATTATACATTTATTTTGAGAGAGCCCTATTTGACAAATCGTCGTCGTTTATTTGATAACTATGGAGCAGCATTTCCATCCTTTGAATTCTTTTGTCAGATGATGGATCAGTGCACACAGAATTATGAGTGTTTGGTGATTAATAATGCGACACAGAGTAATAAATTGGAAGAGATGATTTTTTGGTATAAGGCGGAAATCCATGGTGATTTCAAATTAGGATCACCCGATTTATGGAGACAGTCCGAGTTAATGTCTCGTCAGCGAGATGATGAGGACGGTGACCAGTATGATCCACGATCAAGCATGAGATTGCGTGGTCCAACCATTAATGTGAATAAAAGATTTTAAAACCGAATCCAATGGTAGAAAGTCTTTCAATGATGAGAAATAAGGCATTAAGTCTCGGTTCAATGTTTATATTATTAGTATTGATAATTGCTGTATTGCCATTATTCATTCGATTTGTAACGGCGATTGAGCCTCATTTTATTATATCAGGATTTCAAGATATAAATGCAGCGTCGGCAGATAGTAACGAGGATCGCGTTCAATCAGCAGGATCAATGGGAGAGACAGCGAAATTGCCAGTTTGGAGACCTGATCCAAATACGGATTATTTATGTCGATCTCCGAGTGGAAGTGACCAGCCCTGTCCAGAGGGAACATTCTGTGATGGTCCAACCCAGTCGTGTGTATCAAAATATATTGGAGGATCTGTCCCTACAGAGGGTTATTATGCTTAAATTTTAATTAAAATACAGGATATACGATTGGTTTGCATCGACCAAACCAATAGACTAATTCTGAAAAGGTGCTTATCCGATTTCCAATAAAATAAGAGCATTTGGATAAAGTAAATGCCTTTGTGATCGCATATTGAATCCCATTCAAATGTGGTAAATGTGATAGAATAACAAGAGATCGTGAAGGGTATGTTTTACTGAGATATGTTACATATTCTGGCATGTAGTTGGGTTGATCAACGGAAAGAACAAATGTCTGAATTTCAGGATGTTCTTCTATGACGCGAGCAATCGTTTGTTGATATACCTCAAAAGAATAAGGACGATGAATATTATTTTCATGCGAAGCTGTCCATGTCCGAATCGATAGACCTAGAGCCACAGAAGAAGAAAATGATTGATGCCATTGATCAACCGTTTCCATTACAATCGGTTTCCATTTAATTTTATCGATTGATTCAAAGATTCGTTGGCGAACATGTGGATGAACAAGAGATGGATCGTAATGCCAGTCGATTCGTTTTGTTTTAGAGAAATACCAATGAAACAGACCAGGATGGATTGGATCAAGTGTCACCTCTTCATTTGGTAGATCATTTTGTATGGCTTCCTCGTAATAAAGTAAAAGAAATCGACATGTATATACTCGAACCATTTCCTTTGTAGTGTGTTGATTTGGATTAAAAATAAATCGTTCATCTAAAATCGTGTCATACTGACCATAAATGTAGTCTGGAGCACAGACAATTTTAACATCATCATTAATACTTAGTGTGGTAATAAGACATTTTAAAATATTTCCAATTCCAAGACAATCACACTCATACCCTTTAATGAGGAACTGATAATTCTCCATGATAGCGTATGTTATTTTAATTTTAAAACTTTAACGAGTTATTTTACTCTTTTGAATCCTCCTTTGAATCCTCCTTTGAATCCTCCTTTGAATCCTCTTGCTCCGATACCTTTTCAATGGTAAGAGATGGTTTCTCCAACTTTCGCTGCAGAGCCAAATCACCTTGACCACCAAACATACCACCATAGGTATCGGAGACACTCGACGATGAAGAAGAAGTATTCGCACCAAATACCTGCTTAGAAGACTTTGTTCTCTGCTCAAAGAATTGCTCACGTGAATCCTCATTTTCACGATACTTCTTCATCAACGTATTCAATTGATCATTATTATATTCTTGATCCTTGACCTCGTGAGGATTTGGATCCCATGGAGTCCATTTACCGACTTCAGCCATAAAGATGTTATGGAATTTGTCCTTGTTTTGTAGTTTCTTGGCCTTGATCTCTGCTTCTTTTACATTGCCAAATACACCACGAACTTTGAGACCACGAATACTGGTTCGGAATTCATTGGCAGTATAGAACTCCTCTTCTAGTTTACTCTTCTGTGCAAACATGAAGTCATCATAGGCTTCAACGATCTTTGTTTTCTGGATATCCGCACGGTTCTTTTGAACAAAGGATTGGTAGCCTGAGAGAACATTCTCCAAAGAAAGGCGATTCTTACGACAAATCTCAGCTGCATCATATTGATCCGCCTTTTCCAGTTCCTTAACACGATCATCAAGCTGTGAATTGATACCACCAACAACATCCACCAAATACTTCTCCAAATTCTTCACTTTCCACTCTACTTCATAAGATTCCAAGAACTTTTGAAAGAAAAAGACCTCTTTTTTGTCCAAAACTTTCTCCGGACTCAAAAAGCTAAGTAGGACAAATCGCTGACCAGGAATCTCCGTGTCCTCATCCAAGAAATCCTCTACTACGGTATTTGGTTTCAGATCGCTGCTCATTCTCTGCTGGATACGGTGTTATAAGTCATCTTTAAACTCAATAATTTAAATTGGAAGGATGAGTTTTTTTCTTGGGAAGGAATATAGAAGAATGCTGAGCTACGGATTTGCCGAAATCGTTAACCGCGTGATCAAGTATCTAATTGAGGGTCTGGTGGTTGCTGCCGCCGCCATTTTTATCCCCAAGCATGCCCTGCCACTGAATGAGGTCGCCACTCTGGGTGTCCTTGCCGCCGTTGTGTTTGCCATCTTGGATGCCGTCTCACCATCAATGGGTGTTACTAGCAGACAAGGCGCAGGTCTCGGACTTGGCTTTCGTCTCGTTGGATTTCCAGCGTAATTTTTCTAACGACGTCGTTAGCCAATAATTTTTTTAAAATATTTTTCGATCTATTCTATGCACTGTATTGTAAGAATATTCAATCTATCTTCTTATAATATTCATTATTCTACGGACACATTTACCACCTCATATGGAATATTAATTGATAGTCCTGAAATATGATGGTTATATATCGGTTTTTGACTGATAAATACACAGCGAGCCTCTTTCTTTTCTATCAATTGTTTAATTTGCTCTTTCAACACGATCTTCCAATCATATCGGTCGTTCCATACTTCTACTTGAAAGATATGAATGATTGAATAACCATTCATAATAGAATAATGGATCTTTTCTATATCTTTTAATTGAACATTTTAAGGATTATTCCAATTGGATACCTGCTCAAAATGTTGTATTCCATCTAACTCAATAAGAATGCGATGGGTTTCTATTCCAAAATCAAATGGCATGATATTATTTGTTTTTGAAAACTTACACCATGAATGACGAATCTGTGTTTTACATGTGGGGTATTCTTCTCGTAAGAACTGTAAGACTTTGGCTTCTGATTTATTTTTACAGAATGGACACCAGTAGCCTGTAAGAACATTGTATAATTTTGTATCAAACTCTGAATGACATACATTGCAGTCAAAGATGGCTCTTTTCTCTGACCCCTTAAATGTCAAACGTGGATTCAATGTATTCTTTGGACTCCAACAGTTAAAACGAGGATGAGAAGCAAATGACTTTTCATAACATACTTTACATTCTTCTCTATCGCATAATTTAACATTAGAGCAGTAGGAACATCCTCGCCCACGATGATAATAGTGGTTTGGCGAATTATGATATATATGATAACAGATAGAACAATTAAATTCTAGCATTTTATTGGATTGTAAAAACATCATTCTTGCTGGTTTTTGATTATTTACAGACCATTCTGTATTCATCTTTGGATGAGAAGCGCATGATTTATGATAACAGCTGTCACATTCTTTTTCTTCACATAATTTCTGATTGGAACAATACGGACAATGTTTATCATTTTTAATGGAATAAATGATTATATCGAACTCATGATGGCAATCTTTACAGCGAAACCAAAATTTATGATCATTTCCACGTGAAACTTCTCTTGCGGTTAATTGATTCCGATCCGACCACATTATAGCCATTGGATGAGATGCCATAGATCGTTCAAAACAGAAAGAGCAAGTAGGCGAAGAACATAATTTACCACGATTACAATATGGACACCATTGCTTATTTATGATATTTCCTAATGTTGATTCAAAATCATGTCCACATTCCTTACAGTCAAACCGATATTTTTTATTGCTACACATATGAACCTCTTCGGGCATCATCTTATTTTTTCCACTCCATTCACTTGATCGTGGATGTATTTTGAATGATCGTATTGTGCATGTCTCACAATCCAATGAGCCACACAGCTTTTTTGAAGTAGGAGAACAGCTTGACATAATATTTCTACTTATTCTATTAGTCAAAAACGATTATCAATTTTATTGATGATGGGATTGTATTTATTATCACAATTAAAACACATATGATAAAATCACTCAACTATGTAGATAGATGGCTAGTTTATCTGAACGAACGCTTATTCATTACTCAAAAGATCCAATTACTGAATTAATAAATGCTATACCAAAACAGGATAAACTATTAACCTATACAGGAAAACCAACTGGATTATGGTATGCATATGGAGATGAATGGAAGAAATTCGTAATAAATACACAAAAAAATAAAGGCCATAGTGTTAAAAATACGCAATATAAATATACATTTATACTTCCAGAAAATACATTTATTAAAAAAATAGATAATGCTACACCCAATAAAATATTTCAACTATCAAGCACAAATCTGGATGAATTTATGACTACATTTACTGAAAAGAATGATTATAAAGTAATTCTTGATGGTGATATAGTACAAGCTATTATTGAAAAAGCAGTAAAGGATGGTGGAAGTAGCATATTAGAAGAGGTATCGAGAACGAATAAAGATTATGAAAAATTATACAATAATTTACTTGAATTAGGTGAAGAGGATGACGATTATAATGAGGATGAAATGTTTCAAATCATGGATCAATTGATTGAAAATTTTCCATATGATTATACTCCATCCATAAAGGCACAAATAGATGATAAAATGATTTTGTTTGATTGGCATTATTTTTGGAAAGATGTATCTGAGATAGTAGGAGGTATAGAATTTGAAGAAGATTTATTCGATATTAAAATATGGAATAATATTGATCTACCATGGACAAGTACACTTAATGTTAGATCAGGTGTTATTTTTCATCCATCTACGTTTCTCGAAGGTATTTTGACAGAACAATTAAAAGATCAGCCAAAGAGTCTATCTAGAAAAAAGAGTATATCCAGAACAAAGAGTCTATCTAGAAAAAAGAGTCTATCTAGAAAAACAAAGAGTCTATCTAGAAGAACAAAGAGTCTATATAGAAGAACAAAGAGTCTATATAGAAGAAAAAAGAGTCTATCTAAACGGACAACAACACGTCATAGACGAAGAAGTAATAGAAAAACAAAAAGACACACTCGTAAATAATGGATATTTCCTAAGATCCATCTCTTTTTGTTTGATCCATCATAAAATATAATTGAAGCCCCTCTTTGAATAAGCGAACATCGCTTAGCAATTTTCTAGCAAGTGACTTGGTATCTTTTTTGCGATAGGATGAAAATAACCATATGCTCTGATTATATTGTTTCCAGTTACGATACTGTTGATAATCGGAACAGATGGTGCGATAAATACTGAATAGCTCTTGTTTATATGCACGATGGGTGTCAGTTGGCAGATTATTAATGGGTGTAAATGAATCGTCAAAGACGAGTTCCATCCACTTTAAAAGTCGATCCATCTGAAGAAGATCTAATTCGCGCTCATCATCCGGTTCTATCGGAGGTGGTGTAGCCTTAGGTGTAGAGTAAGAAACCATGTAAGATGTGCAAACTCTCTGGAATTGTGTTGTTATTATTGCACTAAATTGTTTCATCAGAAATGCATAGAGCATTTCGGAGGAAAAAGGGATTGCCATGTTTGCTTTTCTATAGAAAATATTTTTAAAGCGTGGTTCTAACATATTGCCAACCCATATCCTTACAAATAAGTTCCCATGTTTTATCCTGTAAATATAGTTTATCACGGTTTTTTAGTAAAGGAAAACAGGCAAGATATTCATCCATTTCGAGCAATTCACAGAATTTGTATAGAACATACCCATATGATAAAAAGTTTCGTCGTCCTTTTGGACAATGTATCTTAAATGACGGTTGAATCTCACGAAACATATGGCGAAGTTTCTCTTCGTCTTCACGAGACATGAATGGGGCATTTTGACCATTAAGACGATTGATAATATGCGGGATATGTTCATAATATTTTGAGCATTTCATCTTTCTTAGAATTTCACGCAATTTAGTTGGCTTCAGGGTGCTCATATTTGTAATCCTCTCTTTTTTGAGTTGAATCAAGATTTCATCATAAATTTCTTGTGGTATCTCAGTGCTCTCTTTTGCTTGAAACTGCGCTAACCATTCATTGAAATGATTAATCTTTTTATAAGCATAATATGATACTTCACGTGGAGGATCTTTATAGGATGGTTTATCTGAATCAACCAAAATAAACTCTTGATATCCACATTTGGAACATGTCAGATTTGCTTCATTCAGACACATAATCATTTCACTGTTGCATTTACTACAAATTGTCCATGGATCGTCGTATATATCATTTGTAGAACGAACCATCGAAGGATCTTCAATTTGTAGATATTCATTAAGAAGTTGATTACGATGTAATCCTCCATCTGATTTCGTTGTAGCTTCTTTTTGTATATTATCTTTGTGTGTTGTTTCTTTTTCTGGTGAATCGGATGTAAGTGTCATAGAAGTAGAAGATTCTTCTTTTTGTGCAACTTCTTCCAATAATGCAAGAATGGATCCTGGTTTTGCCTTATTTGTTCTTGTTGTAGTCATTCCTTGTTGAATTTGATCTTGAACATCGTAATATTGATAAAGTATATCACCTGTTCGTAAATAATAATCCATTAATTCACTTCCATCTTCGATAGATTTAATCTTCTTTTTAAGATGATCCGCGTCACGTTCTAAACGCCATCGCTCCATATCGGATGTTATTTCTTCGATTCTTTTTTGCAAATTTTTTAGTTCATTTTTATACTGATCTACCTGTTTTTGGTCTTCTAACATGGTTTGCACTTTTTGTTGATGAATCGCATCTAACGTAGTTCTTGCTTCTGGATTACTTCGTTTAGAGGTCTTAACCTTAAAGAAAGCACTATCGCTCATGAAGAAAACTTATTCGATAACGTGTGATGGCTATTTAAATACTCCTTTTGTCATAAAAAATTCCCAATCCCACCACATTCCATACAATTATTTTTAATTCTATTATGTTCACACACACCACTCCCTTTACAGTCCTTGCAAATACTACGAACTTTATCATGTGGACAGATTCCACCTCCTCCGCACTCCTTACAATAATAGGAGTATTTGTCATGAATACACTTCTTTCTAACGTATTTTGGCTTATTGTCAGACATTGAATGAATGATTCGTCTTTTACATGACTACAATACAATTCAGACAATCAATTTTATATCCCGGAAAT